TTTTTGGGCGCACGCGCCACTGATACGCAAGCAAGGCAATGGCCGCGTACTGGCGTGCGAAAGCCCGATACCTACGTCAACACGTACGCCACTGGCTTTCCTTTCCGCATCTCTGAGGATTACTTCACCGACACCGAGATTCCGGATCAAATCAAGCGGGCGCAGATTGAGCTTGCTGTCTACCTGAAGAACAACACGGACGGCATCAGCCTGAGCGGCCTGAACGATTACAAGAACGTTCAGATTGGCAGCATCAACGTGACGCCCGACAAGGCCGGTGCTGTTGGAGCTGACCACGTTCCGCCGATGTTTGAAAGGTACTTGACGGGTCTTAGAATCAGTGGACCAGGCAACATCGCCATTAAACGGAGCTGACCATGTACGCAGACCTTTCAGGCGGCTTCGAGTTCATCTCTGACACTGCTGCACACACCGGCAGGTTCAGCAAGGTGTACTTCAAGGAAGACACCGTGATTAGTGCGATCACGGTGAAGAACGCAACTGGCAATAGCTTGGCTGGTGAGACTTTTGTGGCCGATACCTACATCTGCGGAATCATCACCAGCATCACGCTGACCAGCGGCGCTTGCCTTGCCTATAACCTCTGATGGCACTTGCTCAGTCGCTGGAGAAAGTAGCCGGTAACGTCATCGACGCGCTGGGCGCAGACGTGACGATCCGCTATGTCACGGCTGGTACTTACAACACGACGACGGGCGTCATCGGGGAAACCGAAAGCGACACCGCCATCAAAGGCGTGGTGCAGAACATCACGCAGAGCGAGGTCAACGACCTTGTGCAGGCCAGCGACAAACGCTTGATCGTCGCGGCCAAGGAATTGGCGACGGCACCCGGCACCAAAGACCGCGTGGTGATCAGCACCGTGGTGCATCAGATCATCGAGGTGCAGACGATCGACCAGGACAACACGGCGATCACCTACGAACTGATTCTGAGGGCATAGCGATGGCTCGCGGCATCCGAATCCGAGACATCGGCGACTTCTGCAGAGAAGAGGTTGAGCAGGTCGTTAAAGAAACGACGTTCACTCTTCACAGCTACCTCAAGCTGTACGAAGCTGCTAAACGCGGAGGAGTCGGCACGCCTGTTGATAGCGGGGTGCTGATTGGCGCGTGGGAGCAGACGATGGATAACCCCTTGCAGGGGCGTGTCTTCAACAAGCTCGATTATGCCCAGCCCGTGATTATGGGCGAGAACCTGCCTAAGTCTTGGGGCAACAAGTATCGGACCAAGCAAGGCACAATCCCCGGCTACCCCGAGACAATCGCTGATGAGGTCGCCGAGAAGGACGTGCCTAAAATCGTGAATAAAATCAGGCGGAGACGCAGATAATGGCCGCTGCTGATCTCAACTCGATCCGCTCAACGATCGAAGGGCGTCTTGCTACCGAACTTGCGGGCAGCCCTGTGCTGCCGGTCGTCTTCAACAACATGCCCTACGAGCCGACCCCTAACAGCTCTTGGGTGCAGTGCCTAACGGCCTTCGGAGCCAACGAATATCTCAGCCTTGGTGGCACTTCCGACTCCGACAATCGGATCACTGGGTTGATCCTCTTCAACATTTTCACGCCCAAGGGTGTCGGCCCCGGCGCTAATTATGTGATTGGTAAGCGCGTTCGAGACCTTTACAATAGGGTCAACGTGTCGGGGGTTTACTTCGACGCTCCCGTCGGTCCAGAGGCACTGGCTTCACCAGCTCCCGAGGGCTATTTTTCAACTCAGGTCCGTGTGACCTTTGAATTTATCGAGGAACTCTGACCATGGCCTTTTATCGCGGTGAGGAGGGAAGCGTCAAATTCGACGACGCTGGCTCTTCCGCTTCTGCAATCACTAGCACCCGGTCCTGGTCCCTGACACTGGACAAAGAGGTGCTGGAAACCACCGTGATGGGTGACACCTACGCAGGGAATGTCGGTGGCATCATCAGCGGTAACGGCAGCGTTGAAGTGATCTACACCGCTTCGTCCTCTGATGAAACGGCAGCATTTATCGATCACATCAACACCCCGACTGATTCAGGTTTGGCGTCATTTGAGCTGTTCCTGGATACCAGCGGCTCGAAAAAGGTCAGCTTTGATGGCGTGGTGACATCGGCTGAGCTTTCCGCCACGGTGGGTGAAATCGAGATCATCACGGTCAACTTCGTGACCAACGGCACCATCACCACCGCTATCTAATCATGGCTTTTTACCGAGGACAACAGGGCACCGTTAAGTTCGACAAGGACGCAGCCGGTGGGGCACTTTCTGAGATCGCGGCCGTGCGGTCTTGGTCAATGTCAATCGACAAAGAGCAATTGGAAGTTACCGATCACGGTGACACCTTCCGCGCTTATGTCGGTGGACTGGTTAGCGGCACTGGCTCCTGCGAGGTGCTTTATGACGCCCCAAGTGCAGGCGACAAGCTCGACCTGTTTAATGAGGCGCTTACTGTCGAAGATCCGGCTAACGCTAACTTTGAGCTGTACCTAGATGAAAGCGGCGACAAAAAGTTGTCGTTTGCGGCTCTAGTTACCAATGCAGAGTTCGGTGCTACCGTTGGCGAGATTGAAGTTGTAACTATCAGCTTCACTGCAAACGGTACTATCACCTCTGGTATTTGATGCCTGCGACTCAAAGAACGGTTGATCTGCTGGTTGGGGCGTTTGATCTCAACCAGCGTCGCAAGTTTGAACTGAAGAACGGCGACGGCAAAAAGATCATCGATCTGTATTTCAAGCCGATCACTCGCGCTGATCGCAAACGGGCGCAAAATCTTGCTGGTTCTGATGAAGCCCTAGACATCAGCACCAACATGCTTTGCCAGCTTGCCGAGCTGGAAGACGGCACCAAGGCGTTTGCTCCGGCTGATGCAGCAAAGCTGCAACGCGAGCTGCCCGAGTCCGTCTTAAACGAGGTTGAGCTATTCGTCTTTGGCCTCGGGGAAGAGACCAGCCTCGAAGACGCAAAAAACGACTGAAGCAGGACAAGTGGGTCTTTTATGAGTTCCACCTGGCCTGCGAACTAGGGATGACAGTCAGCAGGCTTCGCACTGAGCTGACAGATGACGAGCTGGTGCATTTTGCGGCCTTCCATGAACTGAAGTCGGAGATGGAAGAAAAAGCTATGCAGCGCGCAAAGCAAGGGCGGCGGTAGACTTCGCTTATTGCTAGGTCGCCGTGGCACAGTCAACTGTTGAGCTGATTGTCAATGCCGCTAAGGCGATCAATCCGCTTAGGCGGGTAACGAACTTGACAAAGAAGCTGGAGACTGCCGTCAATAAAGCGCAAAACGGAATCCGCAATACAAATAAGGCTTTAGGGCGAACAGGCAAAGTTGCCGACAACGCAGCGAAAGGAATTAACAAGCTCGGTAAAGCTGTTCGGGGCCTGATCGCGGGATTCACCGTGATTCAAGGTCTTAAGTTCGTAATCTTTAAAACTGCTGAACTTGAGCGCCAGACAAAAAGCCTCCAGGTTCTAACTGGCTCGCTAGGCAACGCTCGGGGCATCATTAAGGAGTTGCAACAGTTTGGCGCCGTTACGCCGTTCACAAGCTCAGAGCTAATCGAAACTGCTAAACGCCTCAAGGCGTTCGGGTTTGAAACGGAACAGATCGTTGACGTGACAAAACGACTTGCTGATGTTGCTGGTGCGACTGGTGCTGATCTTGACGGGATTGCGACCGCCTTTGGTCAGATTCAAGCAAAAGGAAGGCTTCAGGGCGAAGAGCTGCTGCAGCTGCAAGAGCGTGGCATCAGGCTGCAAGACGAGTTGCAGAAGATGTATGGATTGACAGCTGACGAGTTCCGCAGGGCGCTTGAAGGCGGACGCATCAGCGCAGACGCCGTGAATCTTGCGCTGAAAAACGTTACTGATACAGGGGGCAAATATGCGGGTGGTGCGATTGCCCAGTCCGACACGCTTGCGGGCAAATTTTCAACGCTTGTTGACGGGATTGAAAACATTGCTAGGGCGATCGGTGAGACTATTTCTCCTGCGCTTAAGTTCGTTATAAGTGACGCAATTACTGCTGTTAATTTTATTACTAAAGCTATCAACAATGCGGCTTTAGCCAACAACTTAGGCTTGAGCGGAGACGCTATTGTTCGGCTGCAACGTAAGGCTGATGCAGAGGCCGAGGAATTAGTGAGGCTTCGAGATCCGAAAAAGCTGCTATCTGGTTTTGCAAAAAGTGGTTTATTTAACGAGCTGCGAGGGCAAAGATTTCGAGATTTGTTAAAAACAGAAGGGTTTAGGACAGGACAGCTACAACCTGAAATTAGTGCTCCAGAAACGGCGACAAGGTTGCCTAGCTTGCTGAATCGCACTACTGCTAACACGAGAGTTGATATGTCCGAAAGGTTGTTAGATTTAAACAACCAACTAAGAGACGCCCAAGAAGGCGAGCAGCTGCGTTTAGCAGCAACTCTTGAGCTAATGGTTAAAAAGCAACAAATTGCTGAAAGTAATTTAAAGCCACGAGAAAAAGAAAATAAACTAGACCAGGCACACTCTGATTTCAGAAAGCAAGTTCTCGGTATTGATGCGGACATTGCTGAGCAGCGCCAAAACGACTTTGAATCTCAGATAAAGCATCAGGATGACCTTAGGAAGAAAATTGCAGAGCAAAAAAATGCATACGAAGAATTGAACGCCACGTTCCGCAACGGGATTGTTGATGGAATCCTGGCCGCAGTAGAGGGCACAAAATCACTGTCTGATTCTTTGCTGGGCGTCATCAAGCAAATGGCAAGGCTGATTCTTCAGCAGCAGTTGCTGAATGCGCTCAGTGGATTCAACTTGTTTGGCGGTGGTGGTGGTGCTGGCGGTGGG